CCAATGAGCACATATATCGTTAGTATAAGGGCGAACCAGTAGAACTCCTTGCTCTCCCCTTCCAATACGATAAAGTTTACGATTTTCTTCAATTGAAAAGTCAATTGTTTTGTAATCGAGTTCATAATCAAATTCCTTCATAACCAATTAGATCTATTGCATGCCCATTTTTTAACTTCCATTGAGTGAAAACGGGTCTGCATATATTGTATCACAGATTTGCAATCTGTCTTTGGATTGCATGAGAATAAATCACATCTGGCAACATCATCCTCAGGCCATGTGTGTATGCTCAAGTGACTTTCTGCAAGTAATGCATAACCAGTCACACCATGTGGTTCAAACTTGTGTGTATCAACCTTTAGCAACTCTAATCTAGCAATCTTCGATGCTTCTATTAGAGTTTCTTTAACATACTCTTCATCATCTAATGGTTGAGTTATTAGACATTGTTTTAAATCAAATAGTACGTGTTTCATTACCAAGTTTTTGGGTGATTGTTAATGTCGCCTTCAACGTGATTATGATCTATATTATCTATTTGCTCTATGCGTAAATGTTCTAGAGAACTAGCAATACGATCTAAAGAACTCATACCATCTTGACGTTCAAGAGCATACTCATCCATTTGATGAATTAACACACTTATCTTTGAATTAAGTTCTTTAAACTCACTTTCACTATTTGTGCTAAGTAACTTTAAAGTTATCAAAGATGTTGCTGCTGCAATTGGTATTGCTGTAAAAAATGCTGTAATCATAATTTATATCCAATTTGGTTTACGATTTGGTTTTCTAATATAATTATTACTTACCCAAGATTTTGATGCAATGTACTTTTTATACTTTGTTAAGATATCAATACTTTCATCATGTTTAAACTCGTCAGGTCCTGCAAAAGCAAATGGTGTTGCACCTTTACAGCATGATATGGTTCGACCTGTATTATCTTCAAATACTCGTTCTGCTGCATTCATCGCTGTAGCACATGAATGAACTTTACCATAACGATACTCATACTCCCGCAACAATTCAAATCCATGTGCGATTAACCATGCTGTGTTACACTCATCTTTTGCTGCCCAGACAGTGCAAGGATGTCCTCTAAAGGCACCTTTCTGAGTATTATATGGTGTACCATCTTTCTTTGGTAGAACGTCATCTCCCCAATCAAAATACCACTTAGAGAAAACAACTGCAAGCATCTGGCAGGTCTCTAGTGGCATTTTGACTATATGTTTATCTGGTAAAACTTGTGCTGAGATAAGTGGACTGGGATCAGTCACAAAAATGTTCATTGTTCTTTTGTCTCTACATTGTATTCTATTTCTATCACCTTACTCTGTCTACCCATACTATTACACCTAGTTAACTGGCACATAGTGCCCCCTAATTCATCAATAAGAATTTTCATTTGTTGTATGATTTGTTTTTCTAATTCTTCTTCGTTCATTTTTTATTCTCCTTCTGTTCTCTCATATATTCTTCTCTACCATCTTTAGTAAAGACACCTTTTTCATAATCAAAGTAAGGATGTGGTGCAGCACTTACAACAGGATTTTTAGACTTATTCTTAATTACAATAAATTTGTCTGCAGCAAATGCACCTGCTAATTGTACCTCAATCTCATCTTCATCTTTCCAATTCACACTACCATCTTTTTTGGTGTGTAGCATTGCCTCTTGTATTTTGTCAATAATCTCTTGTGTGAGTTTCATGTCATAGGATGGAATAAAAGATCAGGGAAATAATAATTAAACATAATTAAAATTACCGATGTAATTGTTAACCAAATGGTTGCTACTACTGGTGCAGAACGAAACCATTTTGTATAAAATATTTTAAAAAAAGATTTCATAAGTATCTTGGAATAAAAGTTACCTTTTCTTGAAATTTCAATCCAGGTTGTGTTTTTATAGGGGTATAATTTTTTTCACTCGGCAGTTTTCCTGTTCTCAGATAATCAACAATATCCCTACAACCTAAAAGATATGCTATTGTTTCTTTATTTTCTGGACTTGTATCTTCCAATGTATTGGTGAGTTCTTTCATAAGTGTATCTAAATTTTCAGTAGGTTTCCTATGTAAATCAGGATTATAATCATTTCCGTCAACAGTCCATCTAGTTTCCATTTCTTCTTTCTCCAAACACCATATCTTTGATATTTGATTCTCGAATACCTAAATGTTCACAAATAAGTTTATCAATAGCAGTATATGTATCTGCTAAGTTAATGCAAGATCGACTTTTAAAAGCAATTGCATCAATACCACTCGTTGATATAAGTTCACCAACAATCTGCTTTTTAGCAAAATCACGATATGCTCCCATTTTTTTAATTCGCTCTTCAACAATTTTACTCAAGTTGATAGTTACTTTAATATCAGTGTCCATTATTTTTTGAATACTCCTAATTTAGATAGTAAGTAAATAGACAACACTGTCCAGAATACAACTTCCAATCCTATATTATTCATTATCAAATACTCCGTAAGGTGTTAAATCGTATTTAACTTTAGGTATACCTTCTTCTCTTTTTCTGATAGGTTGTCCTATTTTCTCCAATATTTCAACGGGAATTTTTTTCAAACTTATATCATAAGGAATAGGTGCATTAGATACACAAACCCTTATGCATTCCAACTGCTCTTCAGTAAAGAAAAATGTATCATTACTCATAAGTAGAATCTGGTTCTAAAGCAATATAGTAAGTAAGATTTAAATCATTGTTTACAAATCTAGAAAGCAATTTAGAAGATATAACAACATCATATTGACCAGGTATAATTTTTATATTTTCTATTTTAAAGTTGAAGGAAAATACTCTATCAGTCTCACCAACAACTATTGCAAACTCATTAGATGTATCATTTTTCTTATCATGAACAATAAGTTTGATTTGTCCATTCTCACTTATTGTTGATAGATCTGGTAATTGATAAACCGCTGCTGCCTTCAATAGTTTTTCTAATGTAATACTCTCCAACTGGAAACAAACATCTTCAGTTGGAAGTGTAATCTCTTTTTCTGGAGGTGCAATAATAACTTGCGGATCAGCAAAAAAATACTTAACCTTTCTTCTACCTTCAATAATTGTAAGATAAGACTGTTCACTAAAATCTAAATCTGGATCCTGATGTAAACTCAACCCATTAAGAAATTGATTCAAATCATAGATACCAAACTGGCGAGGAAAATCTTCTGGTATTTCTGCTTCAGCAAGAATATTTTTCATTACTGAAATAGTACGTAATTGATTACCCTCTTTTACAAGGATTGAATTGTTTATACCCGCAAAGTTTTTTAAAATACCAAGGGTGTTATCACTTAAGTTCATAGTTGTTTTTTTAGGACGTAATTTCATGGCATTTGTTCAAAATTCCCAGAAGGCATTGATGGTTCGCCATAGTGTCCATCAAAGTGTAATAATAGCATAGCATAATGTATTACTTTCATCAAGTCTTTTGTATTCTTTCCGTCTTTGTTTCCATACCTACTTCCATATTTTAGTATGTTTGCCTGACAGAAACCTGATGCTAGATCTTTAGATGCCATCAAATCAAGGGTTTGCACATTACGATATTCATGTGAGTTGCCTGTATAATGACCTTTGTAAGTTCCTGATACATACTCTTCTATATCTTTTAAGATCTGTTCTTCATGATATTTGTAGAAGTGTGCTCTTTTTGGTTCGTAATCCATTTTATCTAATTGTTCTTGATGATACTGTCTTGTCCACCCATCATTATAAGATGAATTTGCATTTGTAAAATGATGAGCGTATTGATCATCTATAGTTGCCATAAGATCATCATCAGTATCCCAACCATCTACTTCATAATCAAGACCGTCATCATCACTAGCAGTATTACCACCACTAACTACATAATCTGCTCTTGCTCTATCTTTTGGATTAGTAAAAGGGTTTTTTGCATTGGAGTCATTACGAGTATAGTCATAATAAGCATCTGAATGCGGAATATCATATTCATCACTTTCAATTGAGGTTATCGTAATATCCTCATTCCATCTTCCTTTAGATTTGTCCATAAGTGGGTAATCCTTGTTAAATGTTTTATTTAAAATTGAGCCTGCAAGACTCCACGCATTAACCATAGGGGAGATTTCTCTCCCCATAGTATATCACATTTATGACTCTTGGTCAACAGGCATCTGGAAATCTGCATCAACTTTGTCGTACAACTCCATGAACGCTTGCTTAGTTTCATCATCAAAGCGATTGATACATACCTTCATTGCCTTTGCCTTATCCTTGAAGATGCTGTAAGCACGAATGATGTGAACAAGTCTACGTGTGCTTATGATATCCTCTATACCACCATCATAGAAAGTCTTACGAATGATGTCTGCCCAATCTACAAGACGCTTACAGAAGTCCTCATCAACCTTTCCAAGTGTCTTTGATACTGCCTGTAGTATCTTTACTTCGTTGTTGACGGTTGGGTACTCTTGCTCAAAGGTAACTGGGAATCTTTCAAGGAAGGCTTCGTTGAGCACGTTAGTTCCAATAAATCTTCCGTCGTCTGAACCTTTACCCTTAGTATTTGCGGTGGCGAGTACGTTGAATCCTTTGGCGGGTCTAACGAATCTGCCAATCTTTTTAAGGAAAATACCATTTCCCTCAAGGACACTCTGAAGGCAGAGGATTTTGTTAGAGGCAAGGTCGATTTCGTCAAGTAACAATATTGCTCCTCGTTCGAGTGCTTCGATGACTGGGCCATTGTGCCATACGGTCTCGCCATTAACAAGACGGAAACCACCAATAAGATCATCTTCATCTGTTTCAATAGTAATGTTTACACGAATAAGTTCTCTACCAAGTTGAGCACATGCTTGCTCTATGGAGAATGTTTTACCGTTACCTGATAGTCCTGTAACGAATGTTGGATAGAATTGCTTTGATTGTATAATCTTCTTAACGTCATTGAAACTTCCAAACTTAACAAAGGTCTCATCCTTTTCTGGAACTAAGTTTCTCTCTGCTACTGGTTCTCCAGATGGTGCTGCGAATGATCTCTCAATCTTCTCTACTGCTTTAGTTGTAACTTTAAGATTCCACTTACCCTTAGATACTTTATGCTTTTGTATCTTTCTAGTAACTGTGGAGTATGCGATATCATTCATAGCACAGAATGCTCTGATATCAGGAGTGGTAAACTCGTTACCGTAGTTACTTCTTAATCCGTCGATAACCTGCTGTTCGGTCATTTTAATCTCAAAAGGTCTGAAAGTCATGATGTAATTGTTTTATCTATACAATCATTATAGACAAAAAAAGGAGGTGAAGCACCTCCCAGTGGACACTTTGTTAATTGGTTTAAAAAGAATTTTTAAATGAACTCACATCAAATAAATCTCCTCTAACACCGCCACCATTATCAGTCTTTACATCTGGATCTTTCTTTTTATTTAATGGTGGTGGAAATTTTTTAATTTTTTGATCAGCACTATCTAAATCTTTTTGAAGTTCCTTAAAAGTTTTAATTCTGTACTTAGGTGTTGCAATTACTTTTTTATTTCCAGTTTCCATCTAACTCTTAGAATCAATGAAAGCTTTAAGTTGAACTACCAACTTTGCATGAGAAATTCTACGATCAAGTTCAATACCATATTCTCTACCCAATTCCTCCAACTCTTTCTTATTCAACTTGAGTAATTTTTGTTTTGAGTAACCCTCAGTATTATTCACTGACTCTACTTTCTCTACAACAGGTTGTGGTGTAGGAGTAACTTTCTTACCCTCTCCCTTTAGTAAATCCCCAAAATGACTCATTTTCCTACTAATTCGTTCTTAGCTATTTATCAAGCAACAAACTCTATGAACTCACTTAGTATCTTCTTGTTCATCTTCTTACCCTTAAGACTCTTGAAAAATGCTTTCTTGATGTCTGTCTTGGTTGCATCTTCCTTGACTTCAAATGTATCATCACTATCAAGTGCTGAAGCAGATAGTCCAAAGTATACATGATACCCAGACTTCTTGATTGCAAATGATTTCTCCTTTCTCCAAACTTTCATAGTCTTTTCAAGTTCATCACCATATCCAATATATCTCTTAGCAAAGTATGAAGCTTCTCTTGGAGGTAGTATTCTGAAACCTATGAAGTTTACATCAGTAAATTTATCTCTAAGATTTTGTAATAATACATCGGTCATACTAAAAGCATTACCATCAAATGTATATGTATTGCCTGTCTTCCTATCTCTAAGAATACAATGTTCCCCTATGTAAGAAGTTCCCATGTATTTTTCACACTCTTCACCCCATCTATTTGAAAACTCTCTATGAAAACGTAAAGGATGTGCTTCACCATCAGTAAGAATTACACATTGAACTTTCTCTACCTGATTATCTTTTTTAAACTGAGGTAGTATCTCGTGTAGACAAACCATTGTCTCATTCAAAGGAGTTCCTGATAGACCCATCCCTAATGGAATGTTGTAGTAGTTTGTATAATTCCAAGAAAATGCTTTAGCAATCAGATATATATTCTCCATCTGAGATTCAAGAGTCTTTGAGTTTACTTTGTGTGTTAAAAGATTCAACAATGAGAAACATCCATCTATTTGTGCTAAACCTTCCTTAACCTCATAAGATGTTTTAGTATTTGGATTTGGATAACAGTTTGTAAATGCATAAACTTCAAATGGTATTTGAATCTTTCTACAGAACCAGATTAGATTGTAAAGTTGTTTGACAGTATCCAACATCACAGAGTTCATAGAACCAGACCAATCAAGAATGAATACTAATCCGTGATTTTTACCATCAGGAAGAACTGTAACTTTCTTGAATAGATCCTCACCATATTTGTAAGTATGAAGTTTAGTTGTATCAAGAACTCCTGTACGTGATGTAGCAGCACGAGCGTATGCTGATGCTGACTTCTTCATCTCAAACTCTTTTACAAGATAATTAACTTCTTTCTGTGCAGACTTCTTAAAATCTTTAAAGTCTTTCTTTGCATCATTAAGAGATTCAAGAACTGCTTTTGCGGGATCATGTGTTAAGTCAAGATACTGATGTGTTTTTCTATTTGTAATCTGATCATTCCACTCAAGTTCTATGCACTTGTGAATATGAGCATTATCTATGATGATATGACCAACGTTAACTTTAGGTAATTCAAAGTATTCGTTCTGGATAGAATCAGATTTGTTTAGATTTTGTATTGATCTATCTAATGAAGTTGCAGAACTAATCTCTATTCCTCCTTCTCCAGATTCAATTTTTTGTATTGCTTCATCCAACTCCTCTGCAGGGATCTCAGAGATAGAAATATTTGATGAAGATTGATTTTCAATCTCGGACTCATCTTCTTCTGCATCTGCCGTCTGAAATTCTGTATCGTTATTTATTTCTTCATCAGAATCTTCATCACTTGAATCACCAAATCCATTACCTAACTGACCAAACATTTGTGCTTCTTCTTCTTTCTTCTGCTCCAACTCTTTCTTCATATCTTCTATCTCTTCCTTACAATACTCATGAACTAATTTAGAAACATCAAGAACATCTTTAAATGTTTCTGTAGCACCAACCATAGAGAGTAATTCCTTCTCACGATCATTCTTGAAAGGAATATCATTGAAGTTACCGATTTTGTAGTATAGATTTACACGATCAGCAAAGTTGAATGTGTTTAGGTTCTTACCTTGAATCTGGAAAAAATCTGAATCACTCAACTCATGATAACCTGAGTAGAAAGTTTTTGATAATCCTGCATACTTTCTCTTCATCATTTTCTCTATGCGAACATCCTCTACAACGTTCACAATACCCATTGGTATATTTAATTTCTCAAACCAGTTATCATCAGGTGTGAATAATGCGTGACCAACTTCATGACCTACAAGTGCATCATACACATTATTACTTGCCTTATCCCACATTGGTAGTGTAAGAACACGAGTGTGTACGTTGAAACATGCAGTCTCAACCTTCTTACTCTCTACTATGAGATCCTCTGTAGCTAGTAACTTAGCGAGTTGTCCTTTTACTTCGTGTCTTACAGTCATGTGCTTAATTATCTTATACATCTATTATAATGACGAAACCGCCCCATGGGACGGTTAAGTAGACACTTTATCAACTGGTTGCGTCTTTTCTTTGCTTGACGTAACGCTTGTGGTTTTAATTTTCTTTTCTGGAACTTGCCAGAATTGTGCTGCCAGTTAGGTGTGTTCATGTCACTATTTGAGAGAATCCTTTTACTTTATCAAATTTCAAGACATTTTCAAACTTGTCCTGCATATCTATTTTATGTGAGATAACAAAGGTATTCGCATCTTTAATTATAAACTTAATGATTTTAAGGAAATCATCAGTTCCAAAAGTATCGAGAGAACTATCAAAAATTTCATCCATGATCAATAGATTAGTATTAATGGAGTTTTTTACTCTCGCAACTTCTCTCCAAGTGAATAAAAGTGCTAGATCAATTCTCATCTTTTCACCTTCACTAAACGAACTATAAGTAAAATCTTCATGCAAGGGAGACTGTATTGTTTCACCAAATGCTTCATCAAGTTGGAAGTTAATATAAAACTCCATCTTTTGAAGGAAACGATTCACTTGCTGATTTATGAATGGAAGATATTTTTTGATGATCTTTGTCTTCACCCCATCGTCTTTTAACAGTGAATATGCAAAGTCATGGTATTGTATGTCTTCTTTTTGTATTGATAACTCTTCGGTAGTTTTGTCGAGATTTCCTTTAAACTCTTTTAATTTCTCATGTTCAGTATTTCTGTTTTTAAGTTGACTGGTAAGTGTTTGAATTTCAGATTCAAGATTTCGGATCTGTTTCTGGTTGAGATTAATCCGAGTGTTGTTCTGAGAAATATCATGGTTGAGTTTAGTAATCTCCTTTGATAATTTGTTGAAGTGACGCTCTCGGTTTTGCTCTTTTTTGATAGTCTCTTCAAGGTCTTCGTAACCCTTCTTAAGTTCCTTTGCTTTAGTTTGAACGTCATTAATTCTATTTAATCTGAATGATTCTTCTATAGGTTGGGTACATGTAGGGCATGATACATTATCATTGAAAAACTTGTGCTCTTTTGTAAGGGTTGATACTTTATTAGATATTTTGCCTTTAAGATTGTTAAGAGTTGCTAACTTCTCAGATGATCCGATAAGTTTACTTTGTTCCTCAGTTCTCTCTACTACAGTCCTTTCTATCTCTTCATTATCTAACACATACTGATCCGATTCTGCAATCAACGTATCAATATTACCTTTATTCTTCTCTATATTCTTTTTTCCCATGTCTTCAAGTTCAGTAATAAACTTTTCTTGCATGGTCATTTTATCTTTAATATTTTCTCTTTTCAAATCTAGAGATTTGACACCATTTTTCTTTTCACGTATTCGATCTTTAATTAAATTATTCATTGCCGAAAAGATACGAATATCTAATAGATCTTCAATCACCTCTCTTCTATTTGGTGCAGACAGTTGCATAAATGGGACAAAAGAACTACTACCCAAGATAACTATCTGAGTGAATGATTTATAATTTAACTTGAGTATCCCTTGCTCCAGTATCTTCTGCATCGCACGATCATCTGCCTCTTTATGAAGTTCTACTCCATTCACTACTATGTTGAATATGTTTGGTTTAATACCTCTTTGAACTTTATATTGCTTTGTATTAATAGAGAAATCTATTTCTACAACACATTCTCTTTCATTAACTGCATTTACTAACTGTGACTTATTAATCTTACGAAATGGTTTATTAAATAGAACAAAAGTAAGTGCATCTAAAACTGTAGATTTTCCAGCACCATTTGTCCCTATCACTAAGTTGGTATGATTACTCTGGAAGTCAATCTCTGTCCAATGGTTTCCCGTTGAAAGGAGATTTTTCCATTTAATCTTTTGAAACGTTATCATCTAGTTTGGGCGGTATAACAATGTCTTCGGGTTTAATCACTGCATATCTATAATTATACATCTTACACGTGCGAATTGCAAGTCCCTCTTCAATTTCCACAACCGATAGAGAACGATCCTCATCTGCTTGCAAAAGCATTGCATATCTATCTGCATCATCCTCCTCTTCAAAGAAGAATAAAACATTCTCACCCTCTTGATTCTCTACAGCATATGCACCCTGTTGTGCACTGTTTTTACTTGCTAAGATAAACATTACTCTACCCCACAGGCTTCGGAATATATCTTCTGTAAAATACCTTTAACTACGGATTTATCACAATCCATATCACTCTCATCAATATATCTATTCAAAATTGATATTGTATTCTCAGTTTCTTCAACTTCAAACTCTTCATTCTCCTGTATGGCAAAATTTTCAACTATCTTCAATTCATGAACACCAACAGAATAAAGTTTATCTAAAAACTTTTCAAATTTTTTTTGTTCCGTTTTTTTGCGTACAATAACCTTTACAATTTTATTCTTATATTCGCTTGCATCAAGTAATTGGTGTGGTGTATCTTCGTAATAAACATTATAAAAAAGTTTATATGGATTATTTACAGGAGTATGCTCAGTTGTCTCAGTATCAAAAATATGAAATCCTCTAGTATCATTCACATCATTCCAAAACATCTCATATGGATTACCTAAGTAATAAATTTTTCCATTATCAGATCTTGTATGGTAATGTCCAGAATACACTTTATCAAATTTATCATACACATCTATATCCATTCCATCTTCCATCATATGACCACGTGTTGCAACAAACCCATTCAACTCTAAATGACCCATCGCAATTTTAGATTTACTCCTTTTTATTACATCTAAAGTTTTTGCTTCATTTTCGGAATTGATCCAAGGTAAGAGAAGAATATTAAGATTATCTATTTTTATTTCTTGTGCTTCAGAATAAACAGTAATATTATTATATTGCTTTAGAAGTAAATCAATGGTATTGATTTGATTTGTATCTTTATAATATGCTGTGTGATTACCAACAATTGAATGTAAAGTCACACCCATATCACGAAGAATATCAAAATAATTATTTCTTGCCCAATCCATTGCCCATAAATCTATATTTCTTCTGTTATCAAATGTATCTCCCATATCAATAACAGTATCAATCTTATGCTCTTTTAGATATGGAAAGAAAACATCTTTATAGAATTTTTCGTAATAGTCATGTAAAATTTTAGAACTCTTACGAGCACCAAAATGTTGATCAGTAATAATAGCAATTTTCATTTAGTCATCCAATCCAGAACCTCTTCTGGTAATTTTCCAACTCTAGGATCAGAGTCTTTTACAGTGTGTGGATCCATTTGACCCTTGGGAAGATAAGTAAGTTCACGCAATGTTCTAACTGAGGGATCAGTTGTAACATTAGTGGGAAGTCGTCCAAGAGCGACATTATCAAAGTTAAGTTGATGTCTGTCAAATGTAGCAAGTTCATATTCCTCCGTCATAGATAAACAATTTGTTGGGCAGTATTCTACACAATTTCCACAAAATATACAAACTCCAAAGTCTATAGAATAATTTCTAAGTTCTTTTTTCTTAGTTTGTTTATTCATCACCCAGTCTACCACAGGTAGATTGATTGGACAAACTCTTACACATACTTCACATGCTATACACTTATCAAATTCATAATGTATTCGACCACGGTATCTTTCAGATGGTATCAATTTTTCGTATGGATATTGAACTGTAACAGGTCTTCTACCCATATGAGAAAGAGTAACAGAGAAACCTTCTAACAGATATTTTGCTGAGTTATAGATTTCTTTTACGTAACTCTTTAATTGATTGATCATCGATTTGTTTTGTAAGTAATATTATCTTTGATTGTGTTATATTCAGAACTACTACCTGCTAGAGAATTATCATCAACTTTCATAACTTCATCATATCCAGTTTTTTCAATTATTTTTGTTTTAATTTCTAGTTGCTTCTTCTCCTTCTGTATACGTCTCAGAAAGGCATAGTGTATAATCTGGGTAAAGTATGCAAAAGGGTTACGAGACTTCTCAGGATCGAAATTATGGATGTATTGGACACAATTCTCAATACCATCAGATATCATATCCTCCCTAAACATATAGTTTACAAAGTTTGGTTTATATGAGAGATGAGTTGCAATCTTCAGAAAACACTCTCCGAGATAATTTGTAATACGTGGTTTAGGTAAATCATTTTCTTTTGCATTCGCAACTTTTGCTCTATAAACTATAAGTGCTTCAAGCAACTCACGATTATTTACATAATGTTCTGACTTCTTTCTTACCATTGAATTACTCTCAAGTCTATGTGTATATTATAACATATTTCAGACACTTGACAAGTGTGTGCAAATGATGTACAATAACCTTTGTAAGGTTTGAAGGGTTAGATATAGCTCTTTAAGTATCTTTAAAGAGATCTTCTAGTTTTTTACGAGCATCCTCTACGCTTGATATATATCCCATCTTTTTAGTGACTTCATCCACTCTTTGATCCGATTTAATATTTTTATTTACAAATGTTCCAAAATCAAAATCACCCTCTTCACAGTATGCTTGATACATTGACAGTATTATCTTATCCTTTACTTCACTCATAGTAATAATCTTATCATATTTTATGATATAAACATCATCGCCAGGAACTTCTAACCAAGGTCTTATCTTCATCATCGAACCTTTTCCTGTAGACAAAACTTTCATCACCACTGGATTTTGCATAATAATTACTGGTTCATCCTCTTCATTATCAACAGAGATCAAAGCAAAGATTTCTTCACCTGTAATTAATTTAATTGTTGCATAAAAATCTTTCATTATTTTTTAAGAGGTATGTTAACTATATCATAATTGAAATTTTCTTCATTGTAAATCTTAATTCTCTCTATGAGATGATTTAATGTATAATTTCTTCTTGACTTACAACTGATATCATCTGCAATGTCATACAAAGTCGCTTTTGTTTTGTTACTTCCCTTTCTCAGAACTCTTCCAATTGATTGGAGATTTCTAATTCTAGACTTTGAAGGTGAAGCAAAAATTACATTATGCAAGTTCTTAATGTTAATACCAGTGGAAAAAGTCCCGTAGGAGGCAACGATAATCGCATCACTCTCACTTTCAGTGATTTCTCGTATCTGTTCTCGATCCTCTGTGGCAACTCCACCATGAACAAAAAAGACATGACGATTAATAACAGTATTACTATTTATCAGATTATATAAAGGTTCTCCATGACCCTCTACTCTAGCAAAGAGTATGAGGGTATTTCCTTTTAGATCTAATGCTAAATTTTTTATAAAATTATTTCTTTGATTATGTCCGATAATATATTGAACTTCATCTTCAAATGTTTCAAATCTTATTGGTGGATGTTTAAGTAGAAGCACATTGATATCTAGAGATGCAACGTGACCTTTTTTCATCAACTCATTTGTTTTAATTATCTTGTAAGAAGGTCCGAATAAACCTTCTAAAACCCACTTATGAGTTTGCGATCCACTTAATGTTCCCGTAAAACCAAAACGATATTTAGCATCACCTAGTTTTCCCATTATAGATACTAATGACTTTGATTTAAACTGGTGAGCCTCATCCCCAATTACAGCAGAGAAACGAT